ACTGGCAACAAAACTTGCCGGCGAAGAAGCTGAAGAAGAAGCTGAGAAAGAAACTGCTGAAAAACAGCAGGCAGATACTGAAGGTAAGAAAGCGGAAGATGAAGAGAAAAAGCCTGAAGAAGAAGAAAAGAAACCGGAAGAACCGGTAACCGCTAAGAAAGATAAAGAAGAAGAGAAACCCGTTGATCCGGCAGCTCCCGTAGCACCGGCAGCACCGGCACCTGAAGCTGAAGTAAATCTTTCGGCCAGTGACAACGATCTTCTTGATGCTCTTTTTGCTGATGAAACACCGAAAACCGGTGCAAAGAAACTGAGCGGTATTGTGAAACAGGCTTCGAGTGGTGGAATGAGCCTTGACAATCTGTGGGCACTTCCTCCGGACGTGTCTTCAACATTTAAATAAGTATTCAGGTAGTTACCACGTATGAAAATGTGTGGTAACTACTTTAATAATCTGTTAATACGCTACGTGAAAGCGTAGTGGAGATCAAACATAAACAAGTGCTAGGAGGTGACAGCATATGGGTTCTAATCTTCCGGTACCGAATGGCCACTGTGAAGTTCTGTACAGACAGACATTTAATACGTATGGACGTATTATTGCTGCTGGTCTGACTCAGAACAATCGCGTGGGCAATGCCCAGAAGGTGAACAACACCCAGCTGAATGCCAATACAAATCTTGGTATTCTGGGGGGAAGCGTTGTAGCTGCTGCAGGAGAAGGCTACATTGGTCCGTGTGCTGGCGATAGTTCCTCAGTATTCGACAAAGCTGTCGGTATTGCAGTGAATGATGCCAGAGGTAATGCCAATGAGTCGTCCAGTGGTGCGGCTTCAGAGAGAGTAGTGTATATGCATGGTTCGGGCACAGTGCTTTCGACCGACATATACGAAACAAAGGGAACAGACGGCACAGTTGTAATCGATTACAATTACGGCGACAAGCTGTATTCATCCCGAAATGGTTTGCTGACAAAGACAACCGGTATAGACAATACCAATGTGACGTACTCGACACTTATTGGTATCGTTCTTAAGGCTCCGTCAGCTTCCGATCCATACATGGCCGTTCAGATGAGAATCTAAGAGGAGGTGAAGTCCCATGGAAGTTATCAGCAATGAACTGAAACAGCAGATTATCAGTGATTATATCAAGACCGCTGATGGTCGGGCCAAATTGGCTGCGTCGATGACTCAGCCTCTCCGTTTGAGAAGGGATTACACCTCTGTAGGTCGCAAGACCTTCTTGGTGGAACAACTTCCGGACGGTGCGCTCCCTATCTATGATAAGGACGCTGGCGTAACAGCCTATGTGGTTGGTGAAGAGGGAGAAAACATTCTCGCAATTCAGAAACCTCGTAGGGTTCTTTTCCCGTTGTTCGAAATTGCATCCAACCCAGTCATTCCATTGACACAGGTCAAGGAACGTCGGTTCGATTTGATCGAAAGATCACAGGACCTTGCGAAAGCGGAAATCCAGGCCGAAGAAGACACACGAGTCTTTGAAGTTCTGGACGCTGTAGCAACCGCTGGATACGATAATATTGGAGCAACCAATGCCGACATTCCGGCAACTGCTCCTCTGACACCGGCAGACCTGGCTGATGCCTTTGCATCGGTCGAACGGCATGACCTGAGAGTCGCCCGCATTTTCGCAAATGCCCTTGACTATTCGGACATCCGTAAATGGGGTCGGGACGTGTTGGACATTGAAACTCAGGCTTCCTTGCTGAAGACTGGTCTTATGGGAACCGTATGGGGTGCCCAGATCATCGTCTCTCGTAAGGTTCCGGCCGGGTACATCTATGTCTGCGCCGAACCCGAGTTCTTTGGCCGTATTCCGGTCAGAACAGAATTGACCGTCCTCTCGGCAGACAGCCCGCGTGATCGAACTATTGGATTTTCATGCTTCGAAAATCTTGGAATTGGTTGTCACAATCCTTTGGGCCTGTGCAGAGTGCTTCTGTCCCGGTAATAATCTCTTAAGCTGAGATAATAAGGGCTGGTCGAAAGACTGGCCCTTTTTTATTGTACAACATTAAATGTACCATAGTGTATTTTGTAGGTGTATTTAAAATCATATAAAGGGTAAAAATTAATGCCTTCTTTTTTATTAGAGAAAAACGGATCGGATATTGTTCTTCATAATAAATACGGTCAATATTCTAAGATAGAATTAGAAAGTCAACTTAAAGAGGGTAAGCTTACAACAGAAGAACTTGGAAAAATTTATTCTTTAAATAAATCTCAGATAATTCATGTATTACGACTATTAAAAATAAGTTATAGAAATAGACTGTCAGAGACTCGAGTCCCTAATTTTGTTATTACACCATCAATGCATCAGATTATACTAGGTACTCTTCTGGGCGATGCCTACATGAAAGTATCTCGATCGTATATGCTTTCTCATAGTGTTAATCAGATGGACTATTTATATACTGTAGCAGAAAAATTTGATAGGGCTGTATCAGCTGTTCAATATAAAGAAACTAAACTGGGGAAGTCTCTTAATTTATGGACAAATTGTCATGAAGTTTTTGAGTCTTATTATGATCGATTTTATTCTCGTGGGGTACATAAAAAATATTTTTGTAATGAGACTGTAAAAGATTTGGAACCGGAGGGCCTGGCTTACTGGTACATGGATGACGGCAAATTTGATGAATATGGTATGTATTTATGTACTGGTAATATAATGGAAGAGGAAGCAGCTATTTTAAAAGTATTATTAGAATCGAAGTTTGGTCTTAAAGTGACAATTCAAAATCATGATATAGATAAAGGATATCGATATCTATATGTGAAAGCAGAAAGCAGGGATCTGTTTTTATCTTTGATAGATCCTTATGTTGTTCTATCCATGCAATATAAATTAACAGGAAAACCATATCCTTTATTAGCTACAAAAGACCTTATTGCTCATAGACATTTAGAATTTTGTAAAAAGGTAGGAAAATCGGTTAGGTTTTATGGGGACTATGATATAAAAAGAGTTATAGATAAAGAACAGGTTATTTCAAGTGAAAAAGAAGAATATGTAAAACAACAGGTCTTAAAAAAAGGATTGCTTTCTTGTACTCAGATTCGTAAAGAGCCATCAACAGCAGTGATGTTAATTTTGTTTCAGCAGGGTTTAACAGATCAGGAAATAGCTAATAGATATGGTTATGGCCGAAATAGAATATCAGTTATCAGGAGGTCTTTGGGTATACCAAGGAAGTCTGTTCGAGTGAGCCCGAATAATAAATTTGTCAGGACTGTGCATGTACTAATACAATAACTTTCTGTTGTTTTTGATATAGCTATTATGTATATTTAAAGAATGAACTACGAAGAAATAGTTGAATATTTGCAGACAGGCTCTCTTAAATGTCTTTCTGAAAAGCTTAATATACCGGTATTCACCCTTCGAAGATATCTACAGAAACATAATTATAAATTTCCTGATATTCATAAGATAGAAAAAACTAAAAGAATGAGAGAAGATTTTCTTGATATTTATGGTGATTTAGTAGCTCCTATGAAGCATTTCACTGAGTTTCAAAAGCAACTTTTATTAGGATCCTTATGTGGTGATTCAGGGGTCTATATGGTAGGTACAGGAGGAGCTTATTTGAGATGTGAGCATAGTTGGAAGCAGCTTACTTACGCTAAAACTAAATTAGAACTTTTGAAGCCTTTTTCATTCAGTCCGTACATTAATAAGCCCAATAAAAAAAATCAGGACTATCAGGTAGGTTTCAGTTGTCATACTTCTGAGGAATTAGTTTATTACAGAAATCTTTTTTATACAGAAACGGTTAATGAAAAAAATCATTTACAAAAAAATATATTTAAGCCTGAAATATGGTTAATGCATACGCCAATATCATTGGCTTTTTGGTTGATGGATGATGGTAAGAAATATGGAGCGGGATTTGGTATTGTAATAGGTAAACACTATTATTATACAAGAACCGTTTTAGAACAAAATGTAGATTTAATGAATAAAAGATTAGGTATAGACCTATATGTAGCAGAAGAAAAGTTATGCTATATGATATGTGCCAGAAAAAAGGCAGCAGCTATAGAAAAGGTTAAAGACTACATTCTTCCTGATTTTAGCTATAAAATAGGAATAAAAGAATGTGGAAAATTTTATGAGCAGTTTGATTGGTGGCAGGCTTGGAAGTCACAGAAGAAGAAATATTTAATACCTGTGTATGGGACATCTTCAAATGGTAGTTTTTTATGTGTCTGTGGTAAATCTTTAGGGACTCGGATAGCATTAGCCAGGCATAAAGCCACCTGTAAAGTTTACAGGAATAAGCCGGTACAAATAGTGGAAAAAAAGCATGAAAAAGAAAATGTAGATCATGTTGTATGTCAATATTGTGGCTATAAAGCTAGAGATATAGGGGCTCATTTACGCTATTCTAAAAAGCCACATCCGAATAGGGCTGAGTATAAAAGTCTTTATCAAGCGGCTCGAATAGCTTGTCAGGATGTTGAAAGAGTAAGAAAGAAAACATGTGAAAAGACATATGGGGATCCTAATTACAGAAATTCAGATTTACAAAGTATTACTTTAACTAAGGTCTTTTCTGATCCAGTGTTATTAGAAAGGATAAGAAAAACTAAACAAGAACGATACGGGAATTCTGGCTATGTGAACGTGGAAGCCAGAAAGAGAACTCTTAAAGAACGATATGGAGTAGATAATCCCATGAAAAACAAGGAAATAGCTGAAAAAACTTCTAAGACTATGAAATTATTATATGGGAAAGCATGGACAGTGTTAAAAGTCAAAGATGATCTTTAAGTTTAAGAATCATTTTATGTATAATATAATAAAGGAGACCAAATGAGCTATACAGTAGAGGACCTGTTTTCTGATAAGATAGAGCCGGAGATGGTAAAGCTGTTTCAGGAATGTGTAGAGG